AGGTAAGTTTGCTGTTGTTCCAGGTCCAGCAGGAGGCACACAACTTAACGGTCAGCAGCTTATAGCTCAGGCTGCTCAAGATAAACAAGTTCTCAAGCAAGAGCTTATCAATGAGGTTGAAGAACCTCCAATGTTTACTACAGGCTGATGGCAAAAAGATTTAAAACGAACAGACAAATGCAGGATCTTCCCAAGATAGAGGGAAGCACCCCTCTTTCGTTTTATGATCCAACCAATCCCGATGTTAACCTGTTTAATCTTGTTGATGATGAGATTATCAGAATTTCAGGATCTCCTTTACACTACTACAAGCAGCTAGTAAATGAGACCTATGACGAAGTGTATCTAGAATCCTCTAACAAAGCTGTTACATCTGAACCTATTGTAGTTCATGGATTCTACGAGCCTTCTGTTGTTGAAGAAGTCCTATCTAACTTTGGTATAGAGCTTACTAATGATCAGACTTTTGTGTTCAATAAATCCTATATTGAGGCTGAACTTAGTAGAGAACCTAAGATAGGAGATCAAATCAAGCCCATGTTTCAGAATCAGAAGTATGAGCTTACTGAGGTACAAGAAGACAGCTTTGAAATGTATGGCGTTTACCATTATGTCTGCACCGCCAAGCTTCTCCGCGATGATGTGGAAACTGTCAACGAACCTCTAACTGATGTAGCGGACGATGTTGGAGGATACTTAGACCTTGAGTGATATCAATACAACTGAAACCATCGTTGATAGTTACGATTTTAACTATGATCCTCTTGCCTCTAGAAATAGATATTTCAGAGAGAAGATAGAGAAGATAGCTAGGGATCTAACAATTGCTCCATCATTCTATAAAGAGGTCCTAAGAAGCTTATTAGCTGAACTTCAGTTATATTATGTGGACTCACAAGGGAAGAAGACCGATGTTAAACTTCATCACGGTCGCCAGGAGAGGGTCATAGCTAAGAAGTTCCAGGAGAACAATATTGTCCTACCTTATAGCACGGTGTATCAAGCATCTATCCTAGAGGATCCCGATAAAAGAAGATCGCGTAGTGTTCTACAATTTTCAAAGCGTTGGAATGAGGAAACCCAGAGGGCTGAAAGAGTAGTCTCCTATCCTGACATACCTGTCAAAGTTCAATATACATACAGTCTGTGGTGTAAGTATGTGTCTGACATAGACCAGCTTTCAGAGCAGCTTAGAATTAAATTCAACCCTCATAAACACCTTAATATTAAGGATACTGCTGTTCTGAAGTCTTACTTGGTAGACGAGACAGACATTTCAGTGACTGCTGTTGGAGATAAAGAGGACAGATTGGTACAGAAGAACTTTAGTATTGAGGTTCAAGGGTATCTTCCTAGTCCCAAGTTCCTGATCACTAACTCAGGTAAGATCACCGAAATTAATTCTGAATTTGTGATCGTAAATTGTTAAAAATAACCTTTAAATAGCCTACCTAGTAATAGGAGAATACCATGAAGCAGTTAACCAACGAATCATTACAGACTTTAGAAGTTTATCTAGAGTACCCAAATCGTATAAAAACTGTGTTTTTACATCCTAAAAAATCAATTGTTGTGCCTTCTAGCAGCATAACAAACCAATGTAAAATACTTAGCAAAAGAAGGGTTCTAACAATAAGACCCGCTTGAGGAGATAAGATATGGCAAACTATGTGAGTCCTGGAGTTTATGTTATAGAGCGCGATACTAGCCAGTATCCTGCTTCCGTTAATCCTTCTGTCGTAGGGTTAGTCGGCTTTGCAAGTAAAGGTCCTGTTGATAAAGCCACTCTAATTACTAACGGAGATCAGCTTGTTTCAACTTTCGGTGATCCTAGTGAGGATATTGTAGGTCAGGCTCTTGAGGGTGCTCTTGAAATCCTTGAGACAACTAACTCACTTTACTTTATTAGATGCGCCTCATCCACCGCTGCTGATGCCAGCGTTTCCGCTCAACTCGGATCTTGTCCCGCTATAATGTTGTCTGGTTCATCTTATGGGGTAACTTCACCCATATACTTAAAAGTAAATGGAACAGACGGGAATGGGAAGGCTTTATTTGCAACAGATAAAAATATAACCATTCCAGCAGGGTCAACTACTACCGCTGAGGCAATAACTAGTGCTTTAGGCGGGGTTCTTACAGACGCAAGCAAGATATCAGGGCATGATATCTCAAACAGTGGAGTCATTGCATCTAACTTTGCAGGATCAGGGGCAACTTTAACAATAACGGCTTTCTCTAGTTCCGATTTCCTTACCTCTGGGGCAGCCAGTTCTCTATATGAGGTTAGTACAAATGGAGGCGCTGCTGCCTCTGCTTTTAGTTCGTTAACAGTTTCAGGAATGACATTTGATAGAGATTCCCTATCTTACAATGTACAAAGCTTGTACCCTGGTGCTGGATATAACTATTCAAGTCTTGCGGATGGTACGATAACTGGTCAATCTGTTGGAGTAACTACGGCAGGGGGTACACACGCTACCATAAGCATTTTTGAAAATGGTGTGGCCTCTGAAAGCTTTAGAGTATCTCTTTTGGATGGAGAAACCTTTGTTGAGAAAGCAATAAACACGGGTGAAGTAAATCTTAAGTCTAACCTTGTAAAAGGTAATCTGATTGATGCTGGTGCTAACTTTGATGCGGTTGGCTTAACCAACTTCTCTGATTTGGTTAGCTCTCTAGGTGTTACAAATGTTGATGGAAAGAACGGAACCTTAACTGTTACAGGCGCAACTCCTAGATTCGTTAAGTTTGTTCAAACGGCTAATACTTCTAACAAACTAGCGGGAGGTACAAACGGCATCCCTGCAAGCACTGACGATGATGGAATTACTACTGTAATCAAGGGTGCTGTTACAGACACTGGTAAGACCGGAATGCAGCTTCTAGACAATGACCTACTCAACCTAGGTATGGCTGCTGTCCCTGGAATTACAAATGAATCAGTACAGAATGAGCTTATCACTCTAGCTGAAAAAACAAAAGAATTCCTTGCTGTTGTATCACCTCCCTATGCCATTGGTAGTGTTCAAAAGGCTATTGATTGGAGTAACGGTCTTGATACCACTAGATCTGCTGCAATTAACAGTTCTTACGCAGCTATTTACTGGCCCTGGGTCAAGGTGTTCAGTGCCTTTGACGGTGTAGACAGGTGGTATGACCCATCCATCTACGCAATTCGTCAGATGGCCTTCACAGACGATGTAGGAGAGTCCTGGTTCGCCCCTGCTGGGTTCACAAGAGGTAGACTAACCAAGCCCACAGACACCGAAGAGGAACTCAGTCAGGGAGATAGAGACGCACTCTACTCTGACGGTAATGTCATCAACCCAATTGTGAACTTCCCTCAGCAGGGCATTACAATCTTCGGTCAGAGAACCGCTCAAAGAAGTCCTTCTGCTCTAGACAGAGTAAATGTTCGTAGAATGATGATCCTGATTAGAAAGATCATCCTTAGATCTACAAGACAGTTTGTATTCGAGCCAAACGATCCAACCACTTGGTCTCAGATCGAAGCTCTTACAACCAACCTAATTGATCCTATCGCAAGAGGTCGCGGTATCTCTGAGTACAGGGTCATTTGTGACGATACAACAAACACTCCCATTCGTAAAGAAAGAGGCGAACTATGGTGTAAGGTTGTAATTAAACCAACTAAAACAGAAGAGATTATAGTATTCGAGCTTAATCTTGTAAACCAAAGCGACAGCATAAGCTGATAAGGAATTGAAATATGGCACAGAATAGTTTTTACGCTGACCAACCTGCTGGTGGACCTACTTCGGAAAGCCAGAGAACACAAGCTGGCAATCCAGGTAACGCATTACCAGTAGTCTCGACTGATCTTGATTCTGTAAGGTCATATCAATTCGAGGTAAGATTTGACCTCGCTACTGTTAATGTTCCAGGTATTGCATCTGATACACTAACCCTTGCTGCAAAACAGGTTACGGGTATAGGTTACAGTCTACAGGATATTGAAGTTCACCGTATGAATGATAGACTATACTACCCTGGTAAAATTCAGCAGGAGGAGCTTACTATCACATTCGATAACCTTCTTAAGGATGTTCCTACTCAGCAATTATTTGAATACCTAGCAACTGTTTTCGATATGAGAACTGGCTTCTACTCTCAGGTTGATGGTAGTTACAAAACCTCCATGCAAATCCTAGAGTTTGATGGTCAGGGTAGAGTCGTTCAGGTTATTGACCTAAAAGGTGTTTATCCTAAGTCCTTTATCAAGGGAGAGAAGAACTACTCTACCTCTGAGTTTGATACTCTTGAGGTTAAGTTCCGTTATGATTTCATGAATGTTAGAACTATCGGTGGAAGCACTGTGGGTTGACATAATTAGAATTTAAATCTGGCCCAACCCAGCGTTTGTTGGGTTGGGCTTTTTAATATAATACAATGATGAAGTTCGCTAGATTACTACTGGAAAGTTACTCACAACTACATGAGCAACAGCAAGATCCTACTCAAGTAGTTGCTAGTGCTGCGGGTGTTCCTAAGAAAACAGCCGTCCAAGTAACCAACCCTACAACAAAGACAGTAGGGTTGGTATGGACAGCAGGTAAAAACTCTGATGGAGCTACTTACTTTAGTAATAATCCAAAAGGTACATATCCACAACAAGTAGGCACCAATGGAGTTGCGATGCCTGGAGAGGGCTTTGACGACCTGACGGCTTTCTTAGCTGGAAAAGAAAAGGAACAAGACAAAACTCCCGTAGTACCAGAAGCTCCTGTAGATCCTATCCTTTCTCAATTAAGTGAAGCAGACCTACAAAGAATGGAAGTGTTAGAGTCTCAAATGCCAGGGATTACTCAGGCTATGAAGACCGTATACGAAAAATCTTTGGGATTAATAGAGGACTATCCTGAACTTAATCTAAGTCCTAAGAAGCTACTTCAAAAAATAATGGGTGGAGAAACACGGGGATCCTTAGCATCGAACATAGAAAAGGAAATACAAACAGGAACCGTTAAGATAGATAGGACTGAGAGAATCAGCTTTGCAGTAGACCCTATAGGGATGGCTGATCTTTCAGGATCTCTTAGCACCATGAGAAAATTCTCAGAGATATATTCTAAATCTAGAAATTGCAAGGCTTCCGTTCAAGATATGAAGGAAGTAAAGGATAAGATTAGAAAGGCTCCTGGGTCCAGTCATTTTTTCTTTGCTGCTGGGTTAGACGATAAAAGATTTGGAATGTCACTATCTGTTGCAAAGGAAAACCCTCTTAACCTTATGGCCGAACAATATAATAAGAATGTGGAAGCATGTAAGAAGGGCAACATAGACATCCTTATCGAGGATGATTACTCAATACCTGAGAAAGAGATAGTTGCTAACGCTACTGGTGACGCTGGAAATTTCACGGACATGGTTACCAATGCTAGTGAAGATGTGAAGGTCGCAGCGTTTGAGATATTGTTTGGTAGTGAAGAAAAAGGAAAAGAAAGATTGTTCAATCTTGTTTCTAGGTTTGGTAAGAATGTATTTAATGTTCTGCAAATGAAACGAGAGGTTCAGGAGGGAGATCGTGTGCTTGATGAGAAGTATCAACAAGCCATTGATACCTTAGACAGTTTAGGTATTGAAGTAGATAAGGATGTTATGAACACAATTAAAGGTCCATTAAGAAACTATATGTTAGAGACTATGAATTTTATAAATGAATTAAAACCTGACTATGCTATAAGAGTAGGTCAGGACACTACAACCAAAGGTGATAAGTCCGATGTTGATTACATCATGAAGACTCGACCTGATATGAACCTACCTGAGGGGTCTCTTGCAGAAGTCAAATTTGAGGACTTAAGTAGAGATGCTAAGAAGGCAATCATTAACTCTGGTGACGAGAAGCAGGATACTTATTTCGTTGTTAAGAACTCTTTAAAAACATACACTAAGGAAGGTGATGTTAAGCTTGGAGATTCTTCAAACATGGAGACGGAGATCAGTCGCTTGACAGACCCTAATAATCCTCACGGTTCTTTTATTATGAATGCACTTGATCTAGATGAAGGCACTCAAGCAGGTGCATTAAGGATTTTATCTAAAGCACAATCGGCATCGGCTAATGTTAAGAAGTTAATGTCAGGATTTACAACTAATAGCTACCCTACCGAACAAGCTGCAAGGAAGTTCGTTAGCACTCAAGTAAGTAAGATTATTAAGAATGCTGGGATAACTAACTTTGATAACGATCAGCTTGTGAAGGATGCTATGAAGGAGTTTAACTCCAATGGAGCAAAGAAAGCAATAGGTCTTATAGATAGAATGGTACAACAATCTATTCTACAGAAAGGTATAAGCTATAATCCTGACGGAACGATTAACAAGAGAAATAAAGGTACAATGAATTCTCTTGCAGCCTTTGCAGCTATACAAGCATCTATAGGTATGGACTCTACTGGTTCAGATCCTATGTCTGAAATACATATTCTCTCTACAGGTAACACTTATAGAGAGAATCAGAATCAGATGATCTTGCAACCTATTAAAGATTTGCTAGACCCTAAATCCAGAAGGTCCTTGAGTATGGGATCTCAGACATGGAGAATTACAGGAGATGGATCGGTAACCTTTAATGCAGACAAGAAAGGTAGGTGTTCAGCTAACTCCTATATCAATACCAATTATTTAAAGAAGAACTGATTATGTATCTTTAGAAGGTCATCCATGTAGAGCATAATATACTCTTTACCTTCTTTACTTATTAATGTACTATATGAATCAGTATAGTTTA